CAACTAGGCATATGCAGGAGGATGGAAATTGCATGAGTGATCCTCTTGTAAAAGCTAAACACGCCAAAGCAATGCAAGACCCCACTTACAAACAAAAACAATCTGACATTATGAAGGATATATTGGCAGACCCAGCTCAACATAAGGCCAGATTGGAGCAAATACAATTTACCAATCCTGCTAGAAGTAATACTGTAAAGGCGTTGTTTAATGACCCGTCATACTATCTAAATTATTTGATGGGTAAACAACGGCAACATAATCTAAGTGATGAATGGTTGGCAGAAAGATTCAAAGCTAAATTTCCAGATTATGACATTGCAGAGGATAATCACAAAGTAATATCCATAGAATTCATTGGAATAGAAGATGTGTATGATATGGAGGTTGAGGAATATCACAACTTTGCAGCCAATGGAATATTTGTACACAATAGTGAAGAAGATCAAGCAGGAGTTCCATTTGTTGGGCAATCCGGTCAGCTTCTGCGGCAGGTCTTGTCTGAATTCTTTGATTTAGATAATGATGTAAGATTCACCAATATTGTCCGTTGTCGGCCACCGGAGAATAAAATTACCAAGAAGGCTATATTGGCGTGCAGAGATTTTGTAATGGGGGAAATTCAAGTTTACAATCCACAATTTGTTTTTCTAATGGGCAACAGCCCGCTGTCAGGTGTCCTGGGTGAAAGCGGTATCAGCCAATGGAACGGCGTGATGATTCCCAAAGTTGTAGTTGATGATTTCCAAACCATGTTTGTGCCTTTGTACCACCCAGCCTACATTCTGCGTGACGTCAGCCACACCGATGAGTGGATTGACGCTATAGCCAAGGCAGTGTCTGGGGGAGGAGCCAAGTCAGGGGAGGAGCCAGGAATCTCAGCTAGTTATCCCATGACAATAGATGAAGTTCATGAAATGCAAGTGTACTTGGATCAATATGAAGAGTTATCTTATGATACAGAAACGCACCATATGGGTAATGCCCTGGATGCTTTCGGAGATGATTCCGCTATACTTTCCGTGTCATTCGCTGCTGGTGATCGCAGTTATGCATTACCAGTTTTCCATCCCGAAGCTCCGTGGACAGATTCAGAGTTAACGGAAATCGTTAAGGTTATCACCGACATTTTATCAAGCCATTGCGGCAGTGTTATTGGGCATAACCTGAAATTTGATATGATATGGACTGCTAAGAATTTTGGTTATTGGATTGAACCTGGCGGGGATTCAATGCTGCTTGATCATATGCTAGATTCTAGACCAGGACAGGGCATTCACGGCCTGAAACGTTTAGCTGGATTGCATTTGAATATGTATGATTATAATAGCGAGTTAGAAGATTATAAGCATGTCCATCGTGAGGCCAATGTTGGAACTGGCGGGTCATATGCTTATGTTCCTTGGACTATTTTAGCTCCTTATGGAGCGAATGATGCCAAGGCCACATTATTGCTACATGATATGTTGTATGAGAAGCTAACAGAGACCCAACGCAATTTGTATCATGAGTTAGTCATTCCTGCTACTGGTGCTTTGGCTAGAATGCAATACAATGGCTTCACTGTAGATCAAAAGATTGCCAAGCGTTATTTGTCTGTGTATAAAACAGCCCGCAAGAAGGCTTACACCGAGTTGTTGAAAGATCGGAAAGTACAAAAGTTGATCAAGTATTACCAAGACACATTGGTTGGAAAAGCAGCTCAAAAGTATCAATTCAACCCTGGTTCGTCTCAACAATTATGCTATTTGTTATTCGATTTGTACAAAATCCCACCTGTTTATGAAACTGACCCAAATACAGGAAAGCCAAAGAAGAATCCTACCACCAAGTCAGATGTGTACAAACCTCTTGAAGAACGATTCCCAATATTGTCCCAAGTCCGCTATTATAAGTTATTGACCAAGATGATTAGCACTTATCTATTACCGGCTACAACCAGCCAATGGTTGAGCGATGATGGCAAGGTTCACACCAATTTCAATCAAACAGGAACGGTCACCAGCCGCACCTCATCTTCTGACCCTGTAAACCTTCAAAATATTCCCACCAAAGAAAAGGAACCAGGTACACTCCTAGAGACCATGCCCATCAAGAACATATTCACACATTCTAATTGGATAGATGAATATGGGCAAGATGTGTTTGCAGAACAATTCAGTGGAGATGATTTTGATTATGGGGCACTAGTTGCGGCTGACTTCTCTGGTATAGAGTTACGAGTATTTGCTTCCATAGCCAATTGTGAGACCATGCTCAAGATAATTGAATCCGGCCTGGATACCCATAAAATGGTTGCGGCAGTTAGCAAACGCCTCATTTCCCAGGATGACCTGGAAGATGCTGCCAATCATATTGATGAAATCCAACCCATACTCGATACTATTACCAAAGAAGTTAGATATGTGTATAAGTGGACTAGCTGGACGCTATTATATGGTGGAGATGAATATACCCTGTCACATTTGTATGATATTCCACTAGAAGAAGCAAAAAAGACAGTCAAGATTTATTATGAGGTGTTTCCAGAGGTATTGGATCAGCTAGAGAAATGCGCCCAATTTGCCTCAGAAAATGGCTATATTGAGAGCCCATTTGGTAGAAGGGAATATCTACCATATATCAACGATAGAGATGAAAAAATGGCCAACCGTTCCAAAAGAGAGGCAGTTAATATGCCCATGCAGGCCACTGCTTCTGATTTGACCATTGCTTCCATTGTAATCTTAGACAAAGAGATACAGCGCCGACAGATGTATGCCAGACTTTGTAGTGAAGTACATGATAGTATAGTTGGAGATGCTCCCAGGGGTGAGATAATTACTTATGCCTTACTGGTAAAAGATGTGATGGAGAATATAAAGAAGTATGCCAAAATAGAGATGCCCCATATTGACTTCTCATGGTTACGGTGTTCGCTAAAAGCGGATATAGAAGTTGGAACCCACTATGGTTCAACCATAGACTTAGATGATTGGATAAAGGAGTATGGAAATGCCTACGACCAAACCTGTAAGGAAACCTATCATTCAGGCCTCACCAAAGCAAGATGAATTGGACTTCGCCAGCATGTCTACTGATGAATTGTTGGAGCATGCCAAAGAATTGCAGAAGGAAACAAATGCAAAAATGGCTGCCTATCAAAAGCCAGTTACTGCTGAAAAATTAGATGCGATAATGGAAGATGCCAAAAAAGTATTTGGACACCCAAAAGCACCCATTCCAGCACCAGAGGCATCCATTGTAGATGAAATCAATGAGACCAAACTGCGCCTTCGTACTATCAATGGTGGATACAAGACCTTTGAATTGCTGGACATACTCGACATCAACCCTGACAATTTGGGTGATGCATTCATGGATCAAGCATCCATCTTTGGTTATTTCAGTGTATTGGCTGCGCAAGCGGATGATGCTGCTGCCAGAGCCGATGCTAATAAAGATCAGGAGTATGCCCAGGCTGATTTGGAGATTCGTGAAGAGGCAGAACGCAACACCAAGAAGCTAACAGAAGCCCAGGTTAAATCATTAATCTTGACAGATGCTGGATATGACAAAAAACTACAACAAGAGCATGTTACCAAGCTGGATGCCAGGCTGCTCAAGGCGATTGTATCTGCCCTGGAAATGCGAGCGAATATGCTGGTGTCGTTAGGAGCCATGATACGACATGAGATGGATATGCAAGGTATCCAAGTAAAAGAGCGAATGATGGACAGCGCCAACGATGAAATCAGGAAAGCAGCCAGGGCACGCAAGATTGTAAAATAGGGTATAATTACCAAGGCAAGTTTAATATCTTAGAAGGTGATGCGAATATATTAAAGGCGCAAGCCAAGGTGTAGTCCTTAACAGCGGTGAGTACCAGACCTGTAACCCTAAACATCACCTTCATAGAAGGCGATGCGAATGCCTCTACGGTAAGGCAACTGAGGTGAGTACTGTAACCCTAAACATTGCCTTCTTAGAACCTTACAAACTTATCTTGATCGACTATAACTGGCGGATGGCGTGTGGGGCATAATGAGGTTTGATAGCTCACATAGTTCAGTAAATCCTCCACCTGATCCAGTTTAGTTAAGCACGAGCATCCAGAGGTGAGCGGTTCAAGTCCACTCTTGGTAATTACATGGTGTACGGTGCATACTGGTTGCTACGACTTTGAAAGAAGCAATTGCTGGCTTTGCTCAACCCCCCTGAGCCGAGTCAGATTGCACTGACCCTAAAAGCTCACAATCAATGTAGATTGAGTTGGGAACAGGGGAATCCGTCCTCTGGAGCAGAGGGGTCAGTTATGGGAGCGATTGTGGAAATGGCGGGTGTCGTGGATGTTTCAACTATATTATGGTGATGTAGGAGCACGACCCTTCGCGTGCTCAGAATTATCCTGAACCTTCCATCTGAGTCCGATGCTCAGCACTCCCCCTGTGAAGGTCATAGGTTGTCTTGCTACGTGGCAAGTAAACCGATGAGATGGGTGACGACCTGTCGTGGTAACGTGGGTTCAAGTCCCACTGGCCTTCCCTATGTGGGTGTCCTGGACTAATAAAACCACTGCGATTCCAGGCGTAAATAGTGGCCCACTATAGTGGTCAACCACATGGTTCCGCAGCACCCGCAGAACAATTTACCCTTACTCTAGCCATAGCACCTTACACTGCACCCAAAATATATCCTGAAAGGAAAGAAGAAATGGCAACAAAACCCAAAGTTTCACAAGATCGGTTGGAAAGGCTGCGTGAGAAGATCAAAGGCATAAAGTCAGGCAATGCTGGCTTTTGGTCACCCGCTGCCGGTTCGTCCACGGTTATCCGTGTTCTTCCTGAAGCTGGAACAATGGAATTTTTCTATCAGCAGGTTGGACGTCATCATTTCCCTCCTGATGGTAAGAAAGCTGCCTATTGCCCTGACTTCACTACCGAAGGTGCAAGCCCTTGCCCCATTTGCGATTATGTGACTGACCTTCGCAATGCTGGTG